GATGCGGACGAGGATGCCCGGCTTGCTGCCGTTGCCGGGCGTGCCGCGGATCGCCTCGTCGAGCCGGTCCAGCTTCGCGTGGATGGCTTCGAACTGATCGCGTTCATAGTCGGTCAATTCAACGTGGCTCATGTAGCCGGTCCGATCTCGCGTGTGTGGATGCGGTATGTCGTGCGGTAGGGGTCGCTCCAGCGCCACCCCCGGAAGTCTTCGCCGAGTGCCATCACCTCGAAGCGGTGGCCGTCGGCGACGATCAGGTCGCCGGGCGTGGGTTCAAACCCGAGTTCGTCGGCGACGACCAGGAAGTCCCACACGTGCGCTCCGACGGTCAGCCCGCCCCCGGTTTCATCCGCCACCTCGTAGTTCGTGCGGCCGAAGGTGGCCGCAATGCTGTGGGTTTCATCGCCGTGCCGGTATTCCACCTGGCTGGAGCAGTGCGCCGTGCGCATCTGCTCCAGCCAGGCCGCGCCTTGTCGAAGCAGGTCAGCCACGCGCCGGCTCCTACTGCGTCAGCCGGACGCGGAACGTCGGGTCGTCGTCGCCGGCGTCGCGGATCGACTTGCCCAGCAGCTTGCCGTTGGTCGCCACCGGCTCGGCCTCCTGAGCCGTCTCGTTCCAGTACACGTTGATCCCCGCGCCGCTGCCCGTGCCCGAACCGGTCGCCTTGGGGAAGTCGAAGACGCCGGTGACCTCCAGCGAGCCGAGTTCGCCGGCTTTGATGTCGCGCTTGGTGACGCCGATCAGCGTGTCGATGACGACCACGGTTCCCGCCGGAGTGTCCTCGGTGGGGGTGTAGTCAATCGCGTTGCCGTCCTGGATGAATCGTGCCGTTGCCATTGCTTAACCGTCCTTGGTAAAGTGTGTTTGTTGTCACTCCTACGAAAGGAGGTCGCTTTGACCAAACTTTTGCAGGAGCCGGAAAACCGCCCATTCGAGATAACCATCGATGCCATGCCTTCGGGCCAACTTGAGGCGGATAACCACAGTCAGCCGGCGGCAACCATTGGTCAGGCATTGGTAATCTGACATCACGCTGTGGAGCATCGAAGAAGTCCTGAGAGCGGCGCGGCCTGACACGTCCCGCTCTCTTTTTTACGCCTCGCCCTTCATCTTCAGTGCGCCGCGGTAGTCCTGTTCCTTCACGCCGAAGTCGAGGTAGCCACGGAACTCGATGCCCAGCCGGTTGAAGACCATGTCGTTGCGTTCCACGGTCGGCACCTGCTTGCCGTTGAGGAACACCACCTCGATGGCGGGGATGGCGCTCGGCTCGGCGAGCAGATACCACGCCTTGGCCGAGGAACCGGTGTAGTCCTCGTTGTCCAGGTAGTCGCTGGCGACGACGCTGAACTTGTTGGCGTGGGGGTTGCGGTTGGTCTTTGGCGTGCTGGACGCCTCATTGACGGTGGTCGCGGTCATCAGTTCGTCGGCAAGGATTTCCAGGCTGGCGGGCACGAGCAGGAGCCGGGGCCGCACGCCCAGCGGGTCCTTGCCGGCATTACCGGGAGCCGGCCGGCGCTGCTTGCTGAACGTCTGGCGGGCGAGCGTCAGCCCATCGATGCTCAGCGCCGTTTCCGCGCCGGTCTTGAGGTTCTTGTGGCCGGCCGAGAAGAAGCTGTTGGGGTTGCTCAGCCAGAGCGTCCAGAAGACCTTGTTGATGGTCAGCGCCGCGCCCTCGCCGATGCGGAACGGCACTTCCTTCAGCGCGTCGAGGTCGTCGTTGATGATGTCTTCGCGGTAGACGCCGAACATCTTCCCGTAGGTGGCGGCCTTGTTGGTGTACGACTCCTCGCCGACCTCGCCGTGCTTGAACTCGCCGCCGTAGGCGATGGGTTCGAAGCCCATGTCGGCGGTGAAGCGGTAGCGGGTAACGGTCTTGAAGTCGCGGACCGAGCCGATCTTGGCGATCCGCCGCCAGGCGTTCTCGACGAAGTCGAAGCCCGCGAGCAGGCTCTTGTTGGCGATGTTGGACATGATCCCCGGCAGACTCATGGTGCTGGCGGCGGCCTCGAGAATTTCGGTCGGGCTCGCGCCCACCGCCGGGATGTAGTGCCCCTCGGCGGCGGCGGCCAGGCGGATCACGCCCGCCACGCCGATGTTGCGGAAGCGGTCGGCGGCGTCGAGCGTCTGCTCGCCGTAGTCCTTGACCAGTTGCTCGTCGCTGAACGCGTTGGTCGCCAGGCACGCGGCGGCCTCGATCACCCTCGGGGTGGCGTCGGAGCGTCCGCTGATAACACCCGGCGCGCTGGGCCGCGAGGCGCGAAGCACTTCCAGTTCGGCCCGTGTGGGGTCCCACCCGTCCTCGATGGCCTTGGCCTCGATGTCCGGGTGCTTGTTGGCGCAGACGTTGCGGATCGCCGCGATCCGCTTGCTCTCGGCGGCCGCTTCGGCGCGCATCGCCTGAAGCGAGTCGCTGATCTTTCCGGGGGCGGACGGGGCGTCCTTGCCCTCATCCGCCCGCGCTTCGATCTTCTCCTCGTGCTGCTCCTGGGTGCCCGAGGTCTGCTCGGTGGTGTCCATGGCTTGCGGATTGGTGGCGTCCTTGTCGCTCATCGCGTGACTCTCCTTGTCTTGGGCTGCGATCCGGGCGGTGGTACCCGTGTCGGCACCGCTGTCGACGAAACTGATCTCTTTGAGCACCGCCCGCCGCACCACATGCACGGGACCGGTGAACGATTGGCCGTTGACCTTGACGCTGAGTCCGGCGGGCACCATCTCGGCCTCGACGACCGCCGCGCCGATGGAGGCCTGCCAGGGGAAGCCGTTCGCACTGCTGCGCGCCACGTCCCGCGCCCAACTGGTGTCGCGGCTGATCAGGCCTTCGGCGACGAGTTGACCGCCCCCGTCCCCGGAGGTGTTCTCGACGGTGACCCGTTGCGTATGGCCGACGCCTTGACGGCGTTCGTGGTCCAGTCGGATCGGCAGGTTCTGCGACGGGATGTCCAGGCCCGCCAGGTCAACCACGACCGGGTGGGGGAACCCGGCGATCCGCATCAGCCCGCCCGAGTAGGCGACCATGCGGAACTGCGGCAGAGCTTTCTCGCTCTCGGCCGCTTCGACCGTCAGCGGCCCCCGCATCGTCACGAAATCAGGCTGCTTGTCGTTCATGGCTTTCACTCCCGTGGGCGGAGGCATCCGTGTCGTCCTCCTCGTTGGCCGGCGACGGCGGTTCTGGCTGGGCTTCGGCTTCGCTGAGCCCCAGTTCGTTCATGATCTGCTTTTCCTTCGCCCGCTGGCGCAGCTCGGTCTCCCAGTCCTTGCCCTGCCGGGCGTACTCGGTGGCCAGCGTGGTGGTGTGGTTGGACAGCCGCTGGGCTTGGGCCGACGCCTCCTTGGCCGGGTCCACGTGTTCGGTGCCGTCCCAAAACCACTGGTGCGGCAGCGCATCGACGCCCTGAAGGAACGCGAAGTCGCGCAACAGCCGCGCTTCATCCAGCCACGCGGCAAGAATGCGGTCGAGCACGACGCTGTTGCAGTCGGCCTGCTCGACCCGGATCGATTTGAAGTAGGTCTGGTGGTCGAGTCGCCCCGAGGCGTAGTTGTAGCCCGACGAATTGCCCGCCGCGACGTTGAACGGCATGTTCAGACAGCGGGCGATCTCATTGAGCAGCTCGCGTTTGAACTCGCTGTAAGTCGTGCCCGGTTGCTCGGCCTTGATCTGTCCGAGCTTCCACCCGTCGGGCAGCACGGTGGCCATTCGCTTTTCAAGCTCAACGATGTCCATCGGCTCGACCGCCGCCGCTTCACCGCTGGCGGGCGCGTCGGTGAACAGCACCGCCGCGAAGTCCGCCGCCGTCTCCGCTGCGCCCAGCACCGCCAGCGTGTAGCGACGAAGTTGGGCGAACAGCGGCAGCGCAGGCGTGATCTCCGGAACGCCCCGATGCTGTCCCGGCCGATCCGGGCGGAACCAGTGGATGACGTCGATTGCGGGCACCGTGTCGTACCGGGCGGTCGGCGAGTTCGGCACGGCCTCCCCGCCGGGGTGCTGACGCAGGATCGTGTAGGTGTGCGGATTGCCGTGGGGGTCCAGGATGATGCCGTCCACGTCGTTCACGGTCGGAAGCACCGCCATGGCAGGCGACACCACGCGGTCGGCCTCCACCAGCTTCACGTCGAGTTGAACCGGTGAATCCATCTCCGGGTTGGCGGTGAGCACCGCAAAAACCTCGCCATCGGTCGCCTTCGCCATCCGCATGGCGCGGAGCTTCTCGGCCAGGCGAATCTCGCGGGTCCACTTGGCGAACGCGGCCTCGACCACGCGGTTGATCTCCGGGTCTTCGGTCAGCAGTTGCAGGCGCGGGCCGGTGCCCACGCAGTCGTTGGCCAGCGTCAGAACGATGCCCTTGGCGTAGGAGTTGTTCGCCACCTCGTAGCGGGCGCGGTTGCGGAGCGTGCGACGCACTTCGTGCGATGCGGCGGCGTTGGCCGATAGCCCGTCGGCGTTCTGCCAGTGCCGGGCGTTCTCCACCGTGGTGACGGCGGCGTCGTACCGCGCCCGCAGCACCCCCGCCCCCGGAAGCCGTAGGGACCGTTGGGTCTTCCTGCTTTTGTGGAACGGCCACATCAGGCGGTCCCTCCCGTCGTGCTTCCGGGGGCGACCTTGACCAGCTTGATGCCGAGTCCTTTCGACCGGCTGGCCTTCTTCGATTCGAGGTACTTGTCGGCAGCGATCTGGTCGGCAAGACCGTGCTGCTCGACGGACCCCGAATCGCCGCTGGCCCTCCGTGGCCCGGCGGCGTTCTCCTTGATCGAATTGTCGATTCCGTTCTCTGCCATGCGGGTGCCTCTGTCCGGCACCCTCTACATCTGCAGTTGAAGGAAATGTGTCCCACGCGGCGGAAAGATTTTCAGCCGCGACGGGTTCGCTGCAGTCGCGAGAGCTTGATGCGGGTCGTCGGCCCGCGGTTCGGGGCCGGCACGCCCTCCAGATTCGCGCCCTGGATGCTCGCCGCCACCGCGCAGCCGACGAGGCAATCGAACCAGTGGTTGTCCGGGCGGGTTGCCCGTAGCTTCCACTCGTCGACGATCCGCTCACGGGCCATCGTCTTGATGCGGAACTCGGCGGTGAGATGGTCGGCGAGCAGGCGATGCTTGTTCGCGTCTCGCCCGTACAGGCTCAGGCAGCCGGGGTCGCCCATCGCCACAGCCAGTCGGGCGTGGACGAAGCTCTTCCAGTAGTTGGTGTCCACCAGCGCGTGGCGCACTTGACGACGCCCGGTCGTGTTCGGGATGCGCCAGTGGTGTCCGATGCGGTCGCCGCGCTTCCGCTTGTATTCGCTGAAGGGGATGCTCGATGCGCCGACGTATTTGCCGTGGGCCGGCAGCAGCACCGCCGCGTGCTCGCTTTGGCGGCAGAACTGGTAGACGACGTCCGTGGACTGGCCCCAGTTGGCGTCGATCATGCAGCGGTCGACCCGCATCTCGGCCCCGTCCTCGCGCCGATAGACGCGGGGCAGCATCTCGGCGGTTAGTTTTTCGAGGCCGTGATAGATCTGGCCCTCCAGGCCCGCCCCGGGTTTGGCGCGGGCGAGCGTAAGCCGTACGTCGTTGAGCGTGAAGTACGGTCGTTTCTGATCGGGCCACGTGCCGTAGTCCAGCACGTATCCCGTGAAGTCGTCCTCGAACCCGCAGAGCATCCAGAACAGCGCCTTCTGCTGGACATCGATGAACATCGTCAGGTGGTTGCAGCCGATGGGGATCGCCCCCGGAGGGTATCCATTGAGCTTCGAGGCGATGGCTTCCGGGGTGAGCATCTCCTCGCCCTCGGTCTCGACGATCGGCTCGTTCTGGTACTCCGCGAAGAACGCGGCCTCGTCGCGCAGCTTGAGGTTCATGGCGTGCTGAACGGCGCTGACCTCGTCCTCGTTGAACCGCTGCGGCCAGGCGACGACCGCGCCGGCGTCCATCGCCTCCCGGTTCTCGCGGTAGAACGCGGTTGCTTCCGCGCCGTCGCCGTCGTTGCGCAGGCTGTCGGCCCGCAGTTCGGCGTACCTGGCCCACAGCTTCTCGCGGGTGGGGAAGCTGTAGACCATCTTCGTCCGTTCGCCTTGCCACTCGGGGTGTTTGTCCCGATCCAGCAGCCGGTCGGCCATGTCGTCGGGGCGGATCACGGTACAGGCCATCAAACCGGCGATCTTCCGGCCCGGCCCGGCCATGCCCAGCACGTCACCAGCCAGGATCGCCTCCCGACGCTGCGACTGCGAAGGCGACCAGGCCGACTCGGTCGTTTGCGGGTCATCCACCATCACCAGCGCCGGGCGCACGACCTGCCCGTCGGCGCGGGCGTAGTTCTGCCCGCGAATGTCGCTGCCCTTCATGCCGCTGCTGGAGATCACGACGCCTGACGCCCGGCTGCCGGGAATGGTGGGCAGGACGATCCGGTCCGACGCCCAGTCGATCCGCGTCGGCTCGCCCTGATACTTCTGACCCTTCTGCCGGTTGGTGATCCGCTCCAGCGCCTTGATCGGGTAACACACCTCGGGGAAGTCGGCCTCCAGCAGCGCGTTGGTCTCGAACCAGACCTTGATGTTCTCCAACAGGTCCTTGGCGCGCTCGGCGCTGGCGGCGATCAGGCAGACGAACGGTGTCGCGCCGATCAGCGCCGACCACAGACACGCCATCTGCATCAGCACCGTCTTGCCCGACCCGCGCGGCATGGCCACGGCGAACAACCCGCCA